AACTTAATAACAGAGATAGTTAAATCTGTTATGGGTCATTCTTTTAATGTTGGTAATGCTATAAAATGGAAGAAATTTTTGAATGGTGAGCTTGGATGATTGCGGTTGGAAAACTGAATGAAACTTTCTTGCAAGTATCTTGTGAGAGACACGTTGCGTATGAATTGAATGAGTATTTTTCTTTTAAAGTACCAAACTTTCAATTTCATCCGAAGTTTAAAGCGAAACTATGGGATGGTAAGATACGTTTGTTTAATATTCAAACTGGACAAATGTATCTTGGTCTATACCCATACTTGAAGGAATGGGCAGATAAACATTCTTACAAAATACAATCCGACATAGTAGAGGCCCGAAAGTTAAAGGGCATGGGTGTTACGGAGATAAAAGAGTTTTTCGATTCGTTAAAACTCCATTGTAAGAATGTTCCCATTACTCCAAGAGATTATCAGGTTTCATCATTCATTCATTGTGTTAAACAAGAAAGAGCTTTGTTGTTGTCTCCGACTTCATCTGGAAAGAGTCTGGTTATATATTCATTAATTAGATGGCATCAACAATTTATAGACAAAGATAAGATATTAATATTAGTACCAACAACAAATCTTGTTAGACAAATGTATAATGATTTTGGTGATTATTCATCTGAATTAAAAGATTGGAATGTAGAAGAACAATGCCACCAGATATATTCTGGTAAAGAAAAGGAAACAGATAAGCAGATATATATTAGTACATGGCAATCCCTATTCCGTTTGGGGGCCCCATATTTCAAGAAATTTGGAATGGTTATAGGTGATGAAGCTCACCTATGTAATGCCCAAAGTCTCAAAGGTATTCTGGAAAAGATGGTAACGTGCAGATACCGTTATGGAACTACTGGAACGATTACTGATTCTAAGACTAATAAATTAGTATTAGAAGGATTGTTTGGAAAGACGTATCGTGCTATTACTTCAAAAGAGTTAATGGATGATAAACATATATCTGATTTAAAGATTGAGTGTTTGGTTTTAGGATATGAAGATGCAGAAAAGAAGTTATTAAAGAAAGCAACATATCAAGAAGAAATAGATTTTATCGTTTCAAATCCAAGAAGAAACGATTTTATATGTGAATTAGCATTGGCCAGAAAAGGTAACGTACTGGTCTTATTTAATTATGTCGAGAAACATGGTAAAGTTTTAGAGAAAATATTGAAGTCTAAATTAAAGACAGATAGAAATATTTTCTTTATAGCTGGTGAAACTTCAGTAGAGGACAGAGAATCTATTAGGCAAATTACGGAAGTTGAAAACTCTATAATAGTTGCATCATCAGGTGTATTGTCAACGGGCGTTAATATTAAAAATTTACAATCGTTAATATTTGCTCATCCATATAAAGGTAAGATTAGGAATCTTCAATCCATAGGAAGGGTGTTACGATTAGATGATAAAGAAAACAAAGCTATATTGTTTGATGTAGTTGATGATCTTAGTTGGAAGAAATATTATAACTATGGACTTAAACATTGGAAAGAGCGAGTTAAGACATACACGAATGAGAAGTTTGATTATAATATTAGAGAAATAACTTTATAAAGGAAACTAAAATGGGTAAAACCTACAAGAAGGTTGTGAGAAACAAATTTGAAAAGAAAAAATTTAATAACTTAAAGAAAAAACAATTTGTAGAGGATTACGAAGATGAATCTATATTGGACCAGCTCGAAGAACTGCAAGAGGTGCGAGAAGAAGACCAAGCACGAAAACAGGTCTGAGGGTTTCGCAGGAACAATTTATTATGAAGATTGGGTATGTGTAGATTGTGGAAGTTATACTTTAATACCTAAAAGAGGCGAACCAAAACATGAAACTATTTATTGTATAAATGGATAATAATATGAAAGTCAACATTATTAATAAAAGTGATAATCCATTACCTTGTTATGCAAAGCCGGGTGATGCTGGTATGGATATTTGTGCGTCCGAAGATGTATGGATGAGACCTTTTAACAAAGCAATCGTTCCTACTGGAATTTATTTAGAGATACCAGAAGGATATGAGTGTCAAATAAGGTCAAGGTCTGGATTAGCTGCAAAACATGGAATAACAGTTATGAACTCGCCCGGTACTATTGATAGTGGTTATCGTGGTGAGATTAAGGTGATATTACATAACCATCATTTTCAAACTTATGATATAAAAAAAGGTGATAGAGTAGCACAGATGGTATTTGCACCTGTAACGGTTGCTGAATTTAATGAAGTTGAAGAATTAACTGAATCTGATAGAGGCGAAGGTGGCCTTGGGAGTACAGGAAAATGACAGATAAAAGAAAACATTATGTAGATAATGAGCAGTTTTTTATTGAAATGAAAAAATGGAAACAGAGAGTACATGATGCTCGTGAGGTAGAAGAAAACGATCCGCCCACAACTGAATATATGGGTGAGTGTTTTCTAAAGATATGTGAGCATCTTGTAATGCGTCCAAATTTTATTAATTACACATTCCGCGATGATTTGATTTCTGATGGTATTGAGAATTGTTTGTTATATGCTCATAATTTCAATCCAGAAAAATCGAAGAATCCTTTTTCATATTTTACACAAATTATTCATCATGCTTACGTTAGGAGAATTGTTAAAGAAAGAAAATTAATGCATATTAAGTATCTTCTAGTTGAGAGAGAAGGTATAGTAGAACAAATAAAAGATTCGGGTGAAGGAAATAAAAAAATAACTAAAGAATGGGTGGATTATTTAAGAACCCATGAGAAATATGCTGTAAATCCAACGAAAAAGAAGAAAAAGAAGGCTGATTTAGAATTGTATTTTAGGTAGTAAAAGTTTTTCCTTGTATTTTTAATTAATTTATAGTATAATTCTTGGAGTTATTAATGGATTATCATGTTATGGCTAATGAAGAATGTCAAAGATGCAAACAATTTGAATTAGACCATAAATTTAAACATTGTTCTTTTACAGTAAGTCGTTTGGAAAATGGAAACGCATTACAAGAATTTGAATGTTCAAGATGTAAATTTAAATGGGAAAGGATATATGAAAGTAGCTCTAATAACGGATCAACATTTCGGGGGAAAACAGGACAGTCAGAACTTTTTAAATCACATTGAAAGATTTTATCGTGAACAATTTTTTCCATATTTGTCTGAAAATAATATTCATACTGTTGTTGACCTTGGCGATACTTTTGATCGTAGAAAATTTGTTAATTTTAATACACTTGATAAAGTCCGACAATTCTATTTTGATGTATTCTATGAACGTGGAATTAAACTACATTCTATTGTAGGGAATCATTCTACTTATTATAGAAATACAAATTCTGTTAATAGCTCTGAATTACTTTATGGACATTATCCGAATATTGAAGTATATCCAGAAGTTTCAACAATATGTCTTGATGGAACACTTATTGATTTGTTGCCTTGGATAAATTCAGAGAATTATGATAGAACTATTGACTTTATTAAAAAATCAAAATCTCATGTTGCATTTGGGCATTTAGAAGTTGCTGGTTTTGCCATGTATAAAGGATATAATGCAGAGGATGGTATTGCAAAAGATATATTCAAAGGTTATGAAATAGTTTGTTCTGGTCATTATCATCATAAGTCAAGTAAAGATAATATTCATTATCTTGGAGCTCCATACGAAATTACATGGAATGATTATGATGATCCTAGAGGTTTCCATGTATTTGATACAGAAACCAGAGAAATAGAGTTTATCCGTAACAAGTTTAGGCTGTTTGAAAAGATATATTATGATGATGAAAATACAGACTACACATTAATAGATGTTGGTTATTATAAGAATAAGATTGTAAAACTTATAGTAGAGAATAAAAAAGATACAGGTAAATATGAACATTTTGTGGATTCATTATATGAATCAGAATTAGCTGATTTAACTATACTTGAAGATTTATCAGAGTATAGTGCTAGATATAGTGAAGATAATGATGATGATGTGGAAATAGGTAATACATCAGATTTCTTGGATGAGTATGTTGATGATATGTCAGATAATAAGAGCGCAGAAAAACCCAAGATAAAAAAATTATTAAAAAGTATTTATGATGAAGCTCTTAATATGGATGAATAATGATTGTATTAAAAACTGTTAGATGGAAGAATTTTCTATCGACTGGCAATCAATTTTTAGAGGTACATTTAGATAAAGAACCAATGACATTGATCGTTGGGAAAAATGGTGCTGGTAAATCTACTTTGATAGATGCCATCACCTTTTCTTTATTCGGAAAGCCTTTTAAAAAGATTAATAAAAGTCAGTTGATGAACTCTGTCAATGAAAAAGATTTAGTTACAGAGATTGAATTTAACATTGGTAGGAGTAGATGGAAAGTAAGGCGTGGTATTAAACCAGCATTATTTGAAATCTATCACAATGGACAAATAATCAATCAAGACGCAAAGAGTACAGATTATCAGAAGTATCTTGAAGATAAAGTTTTAAAATTGAACTTTAAATCATTTACTCAAATTGTTGTATTGGGTTCAGCTTCATTTGTTCCATTTATGCAGTTATCAGCAAATGATAGAAGAATTATTATTGAGGATATTTTGGATATTGGTATATTCTCTGTTATGAAGAATTTACTCAAAGATCGTTCTATGATTCTAAAAGAAGAATTATCTGAGGTAGAGTATGAAATAAAATTATTACAGGAAAAAATAAAATTACAAGAAAGGCATTTAACAGAGTTAAAAGAAAAATCTGATTCAAAAAGAAAATCTGATTTGGATAAGATTGAAGAAACACAAAAAGAAATTGTGCGTCTTAATGAAGAAATTGATGAACATCAGGATCTTGTAGTTTCGTTAATGGAATCTATAGCTGATGAAGATGGTACTTATAAGAAGAATACAGAGTTAGACAAATATCAAGCACAGATTAAAAAGAATTTAAAGAAATTAGGTAAGGATAAAAAGTTTTTTGCAGAAAAAGAAAATTGTCCTACTTGTGAGCAAGATATTGATGAAACATTTAAAACAAAAAAACTAAATGATTTACAAGATGATATTGAGGAAATGGACAATGGTTTAGAAAAAATTAATGGAGAAATAGAAAAAGTTATTGAACGATTAGGTGAAATTTCTGGAATTAATAAACAAATACAAGCTGAAGAAAATGAGATTAGAACAAAGAATGGATATATTAAATCTCATAATAGTTTTATTAAACATTTAAACGAAGAATTAAATAATAAAGTAGAAGAAGCAGATGAAGGTAAAATAAAGATTTTAAATAGTGAATTAGAAGATCAAAAGAAAACCCGAAGTGAATATACAGAGCAAAAGAGATATTATGATATTCTTGGTGCTATATTAAATGATAAGGGGATTAAGACAAGGATTATACGCAAGTATCTTCCTTTCATAAATAACCATGTAAACAATTATCTTAAAGATATGGATTTCTTTGTAAATTTCCAGCTAGATGAGAATTTTCAAGAAACCATTAAAAGTAGAAATAGGGATGATTTTTCTTACTACTCATTTTCAGAGGGTGAGAAGAAAAGAATTGATATTGCATTGTTATTGACTTGGAGACATATAGCATCCATGCGTAATTCCGTTAATGTTAATCTTTTGATACTGGATGAGGTATTTGACGCAAGTTTAGACCAAGCTGGTGTAGATGATTTGATGAAGTTATTTAATATACTAAATAAGACGAATTTGTTTATTATATCACATAAACTAGATATATTAGATGATAAGTTTCCAGCCAAGATAACAGTTGAGAAACTTAAAAACTTTACAACTATGGAATACAGATGAAGGTAGTTGTGATGATGTGGATATTATTTCTTACTGATTTATCTAGTGAGAAACGTGTTTATGAAGGTACATTAAATGAATGTTTATTAAACGCTATTTTATATAACGAAAATCATAAAGATAAAAGTCGAGCTGGATGTTATATGGAAGTTGTCCAATACGATTATGTTCCGAGGGAGTAGAAATGCCGTATTACAGTTATCGTTGCAACCAATGTGGTTTTACTGATGAAGCATTTATGGATGTAAAGAAAAGAGATAAGAAGTGGCCGTGTGAGCAAGAAGGTTGTACTGGTGTTATGGAAAGAGAAATGGACGCACCATCATTTAAATTAAAAGGTGGTGGATGGTATAAAGACGGATATAGTAAGAAACCAAAGAAAAAGAAAGAGGAAAAAAATGAAAATAGTTAAATGGGCATTAATATTAGGAGCAATAGGATTTGTGGGGTATTGGGCTGAAAAAATATTATCTGTATTAGCGGTATTATAGATGAAACTATTATTTCCATTTGCAGAGAGATTTATAGCTGGTGATTCTTTTTCATCTGCAATACCAGTTATAGAAGATATTATTAATAAAGGATATGAAGTATCTGTTGATTATCTTGGTGAATTAAGTAAAACAGAAGAAGATTGTCATACTGCTTTTCATCAATATATGGAAATTATAGATTATTATAAAGATACAGAAATAGATATATCTATTAAACCATCACAATTAGGACTAAAATTTAATAAGGAACTTTGCACAAAATATATGAGTGCTATAATTGCTAATGCATTTCAAAATGGAATAACAGTACGTTTAGATATGGAAGATGATAGTTTGATAGATGATACACTTGAATTATGTTTAAGACTTAGGGAGTTTTATCCTAATATTGGATGTGCGTTACAAACGAATATGTATCGTACTAAAGAAGATTTGGATAATTTATTACAAAAGAAAGTATCTATTCGATTAGTTAAAGGTGCATATAAAGGACATAATAAAATAGCTTATCAGAATAAGAAACAGATTGAAAAAATATTTTTAAAACAAAGTTTACATATGTTGTCTGATAGATGTCGTTCTTATTATCATCTAAAGGAAAAGGATTCTCCTATTCATGCAATAGGCACACATGATAACGATATTATTAATCAGATTATTCAATATAGTAAAACGATTAATATTAAGAAAGAAGATTTTGATTTTGAATTTTTATATGGTATTAGACGAGATTTACAAAAAGAGTTAAAAGAGCTTGGCTATAATGTTAGGCTTTATGTTCCCTTTGGACAGCAGTGGCTACCATATACGCTTCGCCGGCTAAGGGAGTTTAAAAACCTAAAATTTGTATTTTTTAATGTTTTTCGCGAATTATTTTCCAAAAAACCTTGACATTTGAAATTTAGATGTTATTTATATAGTATAACATTAATTTTTCAAAGGAGATTTAACCATGACTTTTTTAACAAAACGCAATAACCATGATCTTTTTCCTAGTTGGATGGATTTTGACCGATTCGATAATTTTTTCAACTTGGATCCTTGGACAACTGGCTTAGAACAAAGACCGCAGAATAAATATCGTTGGGATGAAACAGATGATGCTTATAAGATTGATATTGTCATGCCCGGCATGACAAAGAAAGATATTGATGTTACATTTAAGAATGAAATGTTGTCTGTTAAATGTACCAAAGAAGTATCGGAAAAAGACCAGAGATTCTTGGGTGTAAAAACTGAGCAATCTTTTAAGAATTTTCCAAGTACGATTGATTCCAATAACATTTCAGCAGAAATGGGTGATGGAGTCTTGACTATTACATTACCAAAGAGAGAGTCGGATAAACCGAAAACTATTGA